GATCAACTAATGGCTGACTTTTTTGGCAGGGTACACACCAAACTGCTGAGAAATGTAAAAGTTTTTTCATAATAGGATTATACCACTAAGGTCTTCCAAGGTCTTTCCAGAATTTTTCAACCTCTTCAGTGTTTTCTGGTTTGATCATATTGCCTACTTTTTCTTCTTTAGTCTTATGCGAACCATCGCAAACTGGAAATGACTGTGACCTTCCGCAAATACACATTTTTGCCATTATTTGCTACCTTCATATAAAAATTCAAGCCTATTATCTTTAATACATGTAAACCACATTGCAACACTTTGTCTTTTACCGCTAATAATTGGCTTTACTCTATGCATATACTTTGTTCCAGATGGTGGAAACGTTACTATGTCTCCAATAGATGGCATAAAATTATATTTAAGTTTAGGAAAATTAAGTTCTCCACCAGTAAATTCATTATTAAAATATGCAATTGCACTCAACTCAAAGTCAACATTGTCTGGAGAGTGTTCACTATCTATATGAATTGGTCCACCTGGACCTTCCATGTGTTCTGATAGCCAAAAATGCTTTAGATATATTGTTTTCCCAGTTTTTTGCATATACTGATCTTCAATAAAAGATGTTATTTCTTTCAAATGTTTTTTAAATCTTGACTCGTCCTTGTCAACTGAAATTAACCTATTGCTTACCTTGATAGTTTCAAACATATCTTTTTCTTTATATTTATCAATAATGCTGACAATGTCCAGACAAGAGGTTGAATCTATATGATTTTCATATACAGTTAAATCTTCAACGGATATCATTACTTATTAAATCTTTCAACAAGTCTTTCTAGTTTGACGCTATTATTGATACAATCTTTGCAAATGCCAATTTCCTTAGCAAAATATTTATACTTAGATACCTTGTTGATTGATTGGCAAAAATGACATACAAGTTTTTCTCTAGAAAAAATCTTCATTATTTTATTATATCAGATATTGTTTTCTTTTGAATCCTCAAAATTTGACGGGATTTCATGAATAGAACTATACCCAAGTTTTACTAGTAGCAAAGCCATGTAGAAACTGGATAGCAGATACCCACCAAGGGCACCAAATAAAAACACTGTAATATTATGAACTGACATTAGTACCCTCCTAGGCAATTGTCTGAATGTGTATGATACCAAAATGAAACAAGGTAGGCTGATTTTGTTGGAGCATATAAATCTTGACCACAAGCACCACAGGCACCAGACCACTCTTCTTCGAAAAAGTTATACTTCATACTTAATTTTACCAACACTGATCAAATATGTCAAGTGGACATTTTATAGTCATATCCAGGACTCACCTTATAGATATTCTCCACGCTAAGGTAATTAAGGTTTGGCGTGTGCTTTTGTAATTCTAGTATAGCATAGACCAATATCTAAGTCAAACATGCTATGCTATAATTTTTATACATGAAAAATAAATTAATTATTGTTGGCAATCATATTGGCAATCCAGAAATTATTTCTCCTGCAGCAATTGATGCACTTAGAGAATATAATACTATTGTTTGTGAATCTGAGGAAACCATACAGGAAGTTGCTACTAGAAACAATATCAATATTTCTACAAAAAATATACTAATATATAATTTTATCAAAGAAACAGATTGCATCAATAAAATAAAAAATATCATTCTAAATCAAGAAAGTGTATTGTTTATAGTAGACAATGGAATGCCAGGGTTTGCTGATGTTGGTGTCAGACTGGTTAATGAATGCTATCTGCTCGGAATAGACGTCGAAGTAATTCCTGGGCCATCCATAGTTTCAACGTTACCTGTAATTGCTGGAATATTAAATGATAACAACTTTTGGACATTCCAGGAATTTTTTGATAAAGATCAGGACATCATTATAGAAAAATTACATCAGATGAAATCACTAAATCATAATCTTATATTAATACACAGAGCAAATGAATCTGCAAAATTTTTAAATTTAGTTCGTGATGTATTTACTGATAATAGATATGCTGCTGTATGCATTAATGTAGGATTAAAGGATCAAGAAATAATACGTGGAAGTTTGTCTTTTTTAATCAAAGAAACAGAAAAATTGATCAATAGGCCAAACATTGTTGTATCAACTGTATGCTCTGCACCCTTGAGCCTCCTGTAGGATTTGAACCTACGACAACCCGCTTACAAGGCGGGTACTCTACCACTGAGTTAAGGAGGCTTGGCCTAATTAATTAGTTAACTCTTTGTTGGCCAATTGTGCTGCTTCTGCAGCAACTGCTTGTGATACAAAGAAATCTGTCAATAAGTTGTCACGGATCATTTTTTGTTTACGTTCAAACTTAGACATTGTGATTTTATGAGATAGTCTTTTTTTATTCTTTAGACTTCTCTTGACCTTGCGTTGTGATGTTGCGTTATTATTTTTTTTCATATATACAGTTTACCACCTTCGGCGCTAAAAAGCAAGTCGGTATTTAGGTTTTTAAGTTCGGCGGAAAATAGAAATGTCATACCTATTTATGAGTCTTACGACTCACTGTCGGTAAGGAACTTTCTTTAATGCCTGGTCTAAAAGTAATACAATATACGTTATTAGGCATACCTAAAAGGGTGGCTACAAAACGTAGTATCTGATGCTTCCACTCTGGCATTTCAAGAATGACAAACTCTCCATCATTTTTCTGTGGTTTCACGGTCACTCCTTTCCCATACTATTCTTCCATCTTTCCAGACAGGATCATAACCAAGGGCTTTCCAGTCCATTTGCATAATCTTAGGTTCTTTACTCACTTATGCTCTTTCATATGGTTTGACAGGGTCATATAGGCAAAGGCAGATCTGACCTCTATCTCACGTTGACAGATTTCACAGATAACCAACTTGCTAGAAGCCATTACACTCTTTGGCGAGTATACTGTCTAGCGATTTCTGCTGCTTTAATGATAGTAGAGTCAGCAGTAGATTGTTTGTCCATTTCTTCAATAGACTTAGCGATTTGTTCAACGACTTCATTTACGATGATTCTCATAGTTTTTTCCATAAAACCATCATACCAGAAAAGCCAGGGGGAGTCAAATATATCCTGATATTATTCAGACTTATAAGTAATGGCTTCCCAACCACAGTGATAACAACTATGACTAATATATGTGTCATGTTCTTCTGAGGTATATTTATGAAGATGCATTGGACTATTATATAAACCTTTATAACGGTTTTGTAATTTTGCGGGGGATTGGAAATAATGCCAACAAACCCTAGTATATACAAACCCCTATAGTAGAAAGTACTCCAGATATGCCAGATATGGACATACTTCGGATATAGTGGTTTGGGATGGTTTGGCTAGATATCCGAGATAGAAGGTTTCTTTATTCCCCCCTTAAAATGGATCCTAGAGGGTTTTAGGGCTATTGTGAGATGGTGGTTTGGACAAATAAATATTACTGAAATATGTTATATCTGACTAAAGAGCAGAGTGGAGAATAGTGGAGGGAAATGGAGCGCTTTTAAGAGGGCGCTTCGTAATCTTTTACGGCCCAAACCTCCTATCCCCAAACCTTCAAACCTTCAAACCTTATGCCCCAAACCCTTATACCACACATATAAAGGTTTGTCAAGTATCGTAAAACCTTTAAAACCTTATAAAATGTTTGCCATGAATCTGGAAAAATTCTGAAATTTCGTAATAAAGTTTTATAAAATATTTAAAAGGTTTTGAAAGGTTTGGATAAAATCCGAAAAAGGTTTAAAAGGTTTGATTGTATATATACTAGGGGGATTATTGGTTACTTTGTTTTCCCCGCCTGAAAAAGCGGCGGCACTTGTGCAATGTTTTTACTGGGTGAAAAACGGCGGGAGAGAAAGCAAATGCAATAGCATGTTCAATCTTGGCTTCCATCTCTCTTTCCTTATCGGATTGACGAGTCTTTCTTTTATACATATTAGCAAAGTGATGTGGTGACATAAACCCATTATAACATTATATTAAAAACAAAGGTTTGACAATTTGGCCGGGGATCAACCAGAATACCTATACTTAAAATGCTTAGTACAAGTATCTATAATCAAACCATTGTCATCAGAGACATATAAGGCATCCCTATTACAATAATAGCATTTGGTTTTACATTGGTTTGACATATAAAGATTATAGCATGATTGGGGAAAATAAAGGTTTGATCGTAATCCTGGAAAATAAGGTTTGTATCGTAAAGAAGGTTTGATGGTTTGAAAATAGATCCCGGCCCCTCAAGGGGAGGTTGAGAGTTTACTCAGCCTGCCCCAAGATAGAGTCCAGCGACTCAAAGCCAACATCTTTTAATTCTAGCGACTTTAGCAATAACTCAAAGGTTTCATCCATATAAATCTCAGCCCTAGGCGAAAGGTCTACAATTTCTGTATGAACGAAATAAGCCAATGGTAAACCAATGTCGTTATACTCTACAAAGTCTTGAAGGTTTTCGTCATTACGATAATCCATCCATAACTCTGCCAAGATAGATATTTTATTTTTTAACGATGTCATCTTTATATCCCCACCTGTTGTCGTGTTCAATGCGATTTTCATTTTGGAACTTAGCACTTTCCAAAACTTCAATAACTCTAGTATACAACAAGTGCGGAACTGCCGTAGCCAAGAACTTACCAACTGCCTCAATGTCTAATGTAAAATCTGTTAGCATTTGGGCAATTCGTGTTGCTACTTTTTCCTCTTTGGTCTGTGTTGCTCGTTGTATTCTATACATGGCTCTCCTAACTTTCTATTGTAGCAAAAAGGTGGGGAGAAGGCAAGACCCACTCGTGCCCCCTCCCCTATGATGATCAATTAGCGAGAGGATGCTAATGGACCAAGATCTTCGGACTATACGCTAGGATAAATTTATCCCAGTCTACAGAGACATTATCTGTTATAGTCTTATCAGTAAAATCAATTACGATGGTTTGTTCGCCAAGGTCATAGTTAGTACCGCTTATGGCATAAATACCAAACCCTGTTTCATCAAGAATGCTGTTTTGCATTAGGTAACTAATCATCATACGTGTACCATATGAAGAGTCCTCCCAACGAGGTTTGGCATGCTGCAGGGCCTGAGCAATGTCAGTCTCCCAACTGTCCTGGCCCCAGTGGCTGTATAGTACAACCGATGGTCCCTCAGCGCTGTCTTTGAATACAAAATTAATACGTGCACCCATCTTAGAATTCCTCCTCTGAAATAAACTCTACAACCAGACGAGCAACACGGTTGTCCTCGTTATATTCAGCATAGACAGGGTATGAACCGTCTCCATAGCCAGATGATGAAACCACAGCCAATTGGAGTTGTCCTACATTATCAGATAATGTTTTATGGCAAATGCCTTGATATGAGAATGTGTCCTTATTCTTTTCTAAGTCCCACTCTGCGTTGTCTTGCGGGTCATATGAATTTAAATAGCATGGGTCAACAATCATAACCTGTCCGCTATCAACACCTATATAACCAACTAATTCCATTGTGTTTGTATTCATTTTTATCCTCTCTAAAAATGGAAGTCTACGGGTACTAAATATTGTCTCATAGAGGAAGCCTCATTGTCAAGTCTTTCCTCTAGGTATTGAAACTTAGATGTGAACTCTTGGTTGTCATAGAAATGACTATCAGGTGTCCACTCACTGCTCAATGTATTAATGCAATCTTTGATATCCCACCTAGAAAAATCAAACTCCCTAGAAGATTCTAATCTACAGTTATTACTAATGTAGTCAACAATATCTGATTTTAATTTATCTACTGCAGTATCTAGTGTCAGTAGTTTCTTGTTAAGATATTCAATACGAAAGTCTTTTATACCTTGCAAAGTTTCTTTAAACTTTGTAGGATTATCTTTATAACTAATAATCATATTAGTTGAGTTTGTATAACTATCAGACCCTGAGTTCCAGCGACCACCACCAACTACATGCCAATCAGACCAGTCAGCAAGACGATATCCGTCCTCATTAGTAGTAAGATTATCTGATATTGTTCCAGCAGCCTCTCCAATTGAATCGGCTTCGATTGCTACCCAGTGCAGTGTGTGCATTATTCTTCCTCTCGTGGGCTATATTCGTATTCTTTGATTTCTTCCATAGTAGCACAAGCAGGGCATTTGTCAATTTCACCTAATGTGTCATTAACTAAATGACCAGCATTGCCTTCCCATTCCTCGTTACAGTTCTCACAGAAATAATAGTAATCATTTAAGTTGACCTGAATCTCAGTGTCAGGTGGGCAAGGGATTTCAGTAATAAAGTATCCTATTCTATTAATGTAGTGCCAGCCACTCCAGATATGACCTTCTCCGTCATCTCCGTCGCCATACATCCAGATACGATTCTCATCCTGTGCTTTTACAAACTCAACCTCTTCGCCATATGTTTCAAACATGTGACCGTCAAAAGATGAGTTATCGTCTATATGGTTTTTGATTGGTTTGTATTTGTCAAACCATTCATCTAAATCCATTTCAATAAAGTTTACTCCCATATGTGGTCTACCTCATCTTCTTCTACTTCTACATCTTCAGGCAGGCCACCATTAAAGTATGAATCATATAAGTTTTCAGGGGAGTATTCAGGTAAATCTATTTTATTGTCAGGTAACTCAATGGTATACCAAGTACCTGTCATAAAACGATATGTTGCCATTTGTGGGTCTCTTTCTGTTGTGTCTAGTATTAATTATGCCAAATTCTGGGAAATTTGTCAACACCTCTTAATGTGAATTAAATCACACCGCTTTCGGTAGATCTTCAACCTTGATATATATCATCTCTCTACCACAAGGGCAGTACATTTTAACTACCCCATTTGGAAATCCAAAACCGTCACGGGCAGTGAATTCAAGAAGGGCATCGCATTCATCAGGGTCACAGACAAAGGAATATCTAGTCCAATTATAGTCAGGCCTTGGCTCCTCTTCGGGATATGCACCCTCGTGGTCAACGCATAGGTCTGTACCATACTCAGCGCTACATCCACAGATGGAGCACCATGACTCGTCAAACATTCCCATCAAACATCTCCCATGGTTCTACCTCGTAGTTAGTACATATCTCTTCAATTGAATCTTCAAGGGCATTAATAAATAAACTTAGATTATTACTATCTAAGTGGGTAATCATATTATCTGTAATTTTAAACTCCCAAACCACAGACATTACTCACCCCCATCCTCATCCTCGTAGTCATCAATAACATAGGCAACATTAGATTGACCATCATGAAATGAAGGTGGGTCTTGCCATATACCCCAAGATAAAGATCTATCTGATAGTGCTTCTGATACTAAGTCTCCCCCAAATTGCGAGGAATATGTTTGAGTCATTACTCACCCCAATATTCTAGGATAGTATTTAATGTAGTATGGATACGGCAGTCACAGTCTCCACCACCCATATTGTCCATAAAGTCTATATGAGAATAGTTTTCCTCATAGATGTGGGTTACCAGTTCATCAATGGTATAAGGTTTGTAAGCGGTTTCCATTACAGTGCACCCTCAACGTTTTTAGATTCACATTCATAACAAACCCCAGTACTAGGGTCTACATCGTCATAGTAATCATCTTCAACATCGTCCATGGTCCCATCTTGGTTATATCTACCAAGTTTATGAGAAACCTCTGTGTACCAAAACCTTGTAGTATTATCGCAATCTAAACATTTAGGCATATGCTTCTTCGAACCTCTCTCTATACCAAGTAAGCGACTTTATATTTAATTGTATTTCATCATGTGGGTATTTGTCAAGTATATATTCTACTGATTCCCCCGCAGTTTTAAAATCAGAGATACAAGTGCTTTCACCGTACCCCTGGATATTTATTTCCCAACAGTCAACACCACCAGGAGAGACAGAGTATTCTACTTCATATATTTCAGCATTTAGGGTCATGTATTTAGTTTACCAAAAATCGGGGAAAAATACAAGCCACCTTAATACTTTTAAAAAATATCATATTTCCGGCCCCGCTTTGCGATCCGTATGGGACTTGAACCCATGACCTCCACCGTGACAGGGTGGCGAACTAACCAACTATTCTAACGGACCATGTTGAGCAGTTTTAAATCATGCTCAGGATTTTTTTTATTTATGCAATTTGTAAAACATTTTGCACAACTTTTAACAAACGATTTTTTTCTGCGTTAGTTGCAGGGTCAAAACCACTTGCAGCAGCCTTGATTGAAGGCTTATCTCCACGATACCAGTCAATGCGTTCGGTGAGAGCATTAAGCGCACCCCAAGCATTACCAGAAATCATACCATTAAATTCACCAGTATAGATATCGTTGATTGTATCAACTTTTTTTGTCCATGTAGTGAAAGCCTTTTTGCTTGTTTCTTCAGGCTTAGGATATGCAGCAAGAATAATCTCGTTAAATTGCTTAGCAGAAATTTCTTTGCTAATCATTGCATGAGCCATCTTGTCGAATTCGTCCATGTACGCATTAGCAAGACCTAACGCTTGACGAGCAATTTGCACTTTGCCTTGTGCGGTCTGAGTGTGGCGAATCTTGAAAGATTGTTTCACACCATCTTTTTTCTTAGTACGATTAAGTGCAAGATTAAGAGTGTTAGCGCATACAACACGAACAGGTGTAACGCTTGCTTGAATTGCAATAGAGCCATCGTGTGATGTGTTAATAAGTAAATATGTTTTTACTTTATCGGCAACACCAGTAGGGTCTAGAACAATTTCTCTTTCTAGTGCCATGCTACCAAATACAACACGACCACCTTTAAGAGAGCCAGCGGTTTCCCATCGTCCACCACCATCTAGAATGTTATCACCAAATGAGAATAAATCTTCATTTTGCAAAACATGGTAACGCTCACCAACAACACCAAGAACATCGGTCTGAGTATTATTAAATGGGTTAGTACGCACAACATACTGATAATCTTTATCTGATGTTAAGTGTGATGGAATTGGCATATCTTCTAAGCGAACATTCCACTTATGCAGATTTGCTTTTTCTAACATTTCAAGAGTAGTAACCTCATCTTGAAAAACTTCACCAAGACCATGCCAAGCAGGTTCTCGTAGTGAAGCAAACGATTCGATTTCGTGAGCCATTTTTTCCTTCTTTCTTTTTTTTGTTACCTTAATTCTATACTATAAAATTTGTAAAGTCAAATAGGATTAGAAAATAGGGCGCTAATCATATAATCGTAACAAATCGGACATTTCTGGCGGGCCGGGAATTTCGAGTGATGATAGGCCCTGTTTCTTATAGATACACCGTTTGTGTAACCCCAGGTAATCCTACGCTTACGCAATAGGTTTCCACTAACTCTAACCTATCACCACTCTAATTAGTGGAGATCTTGTAAGCAGTTTACATGGACGTACTCAGGTCCCTTACCTAGTTTAAAGACATGCGGCATGTCTATTGATAGCCCCCTATCAAATATTAATATGCATCCTCTAATGAGACTTCGTCAACACTAAGGTCCGCATCATATTCATATGAATTCAAATCAACATCAATAGTTACATTGCTTAAGTCGAAATCTGCAAGTTCTGCAATTGGAATGCTGATTGTTCCACTGAATGCAACAGTGCCTGTTACTTCAACTTGCTTGACTGGATTAATACTAAAGTGTTCGCAAAGCGCTGTGAGTACATCTTCTTTGGAATAGTTAGGGTCAAACCATTCTACAATTTGCTCTTCAAGAGTATTGATTGTATTGTGTAAAGTCTGTAATGCTTTTTTATTTGTACGTCCATTGTGTAGGTCCCATTCAATTTCTGTGACCTTGGATGTTAAATAAGTTGGTTCTTCTGGAGCAGCATATGTATCAGCAATGGCCTTGTACGTAACTAATAAATTTGGATTATAAGGTACGGTTAACTTGTCAATTGTTACTGCGTCTTGTAGTTCGCTTCCCATAGGGGCCTCTTTCTTTTTGTTGTTAATATAATAATAGCAGCAGGCCACGAGAAATACAAGTCGTGTCTTAAACGTCTCACATAATGAGATGTGATTTGCACCACATGATCCCGGCCCCGCTTGCGGTGGAATTAAAGATGAGCAGTTTAACATCATGCTCAGGATGATTATCTCAGGGGACGCTTGCTACAAGTAGCATGGAACGCAGAGATAAAATTATTTAGTTGTTGATACCATTGCTAAACGGCGTTGTCCATTTGCTAACTGTAAAGAAATACGAGTTAGTTTAGAGTTAATAGGTGAGAACTTTACAATTCTACCTGTTATGCCTGTTTTGCTTGTGGTAAATAAATCACCAAGTTGGTAAGTGTATCCGCCTAGTGTCATTTTTGTTTCCTCTCTTGTGGGTTGTGGTTGAGCCTTTTCACAACTTGCTCAGGTTGTAAGAGTTCTTACTTACGACATTGGACTAGAAACTCTTAGAAACTGTCCCTGTTTCGGTTATCTAATTACAGATATTGAGCAATAGCATTGTAAGTGCTAGTATTCACTACTTCCTCGTCGGTCATTTTGAGAATACGGATAGCGTTGCTAATTTCCTCTTTCATAGCATTGTAAGTATGGAGATGGATATTCTCAAACTCACGCTCAGGTTGCTTAGGGAAATCCTTTTCATCAACCTTTAAGTCAAAATCAACATTAAGTTGATTATTCCAAGAACGATAGTTAGTGCGTAGGTTTTCTGCCTTTTTGATATTCTCAAGAGCAAACTTGCCCATATCATTTTGCCATTTAGTATAAGCCTTTTGATACTTTGCTTCGTTTTCATCTTGCTTCTTGTAGTTAGTTTCTAGTTCTGCTAACTTAGTTTCTAAAGCCTTGATAACTTTAGGTGTAGCGATTTTCACGCTAATTGCTTTGCCTCTTGCCATGTGGGTCTTGCCTTTCTGTGTTAGGGGGTTTAATCATAGCACTTTGCTACGACAATTTTAGTTGAGCAGTTTTAGTAGTCTTGCTCAGGACTTTTAGCCACTAGGCTAATTTTACTTTGCTGTCCAAGTTGTCCAGCGAGTTTCGCCATTAACATCTAACTTAACACGAACACTTGAGCCGTTCTTAGCAGGAACAATATCCTTAATTGTGCCTGTAATCTTTGACTTCTGTGATGTGTATAGGTCGCCTACCTTGTAGGTTGCTGTTGATACTGCCATTTGTGTTTCTCCTTTGTTTTTTGGGTATGTATTAAGTATAACTGAAAAATCTCAGAAATACAACTCTGTTGGTAAAAATCTCAAAATATGAGATGTGATGTCTATCACTTTTTAGAGGCTGAGAATACAATATCAGCCTTATTATAGACGCATAGGCTACACGATACGCATGCTGAGCCTTTAGTAGAGATTAAGGGTATAGCCTTTTTATTTTCAGGACACTTTGCCCCTACCTTTCCGATCATTTCTTTTAGTGTACTTTGCCCTACGGCAAAATCTTTGGCAAGGTATGCCATGCTAATACTATAATCTTGTTTTAACTTTACTGCTTCTTTGATATTATCAGCGTCAGCAGAATAATATAAAGATAAATTAGGAATATCTTTTAACATAATTGCGGCTGAGGCTACACGGGTATAAACCCAAAATTGTATATCAGGGTTATTTAATATAACATGCTTCCATGCGAATGTATAGTCATCCTTGAAAAAATCTCCGTCCCAATGGATACGAAATAGTTTTGGAGCGTCTTTCTTTTCACAATCTTTTTTAAAGTCAGCAATCATATCCATGAGCAATGCTTCCATAGTGTCATGGTCAGCGTCTTTTAATAACTCCCAATTATGTAGGAGATTAGTTTTTACTCCTTTGAAGAGTTTTTCAAGTTTTCCTGCGTAGCAAACGCTCTCACAAACGTTAGTGGCACCAGGGCACGAGAAATTTTTTCCAGCAGGTAATCCGAATGTGTTGGCAATACTTGCTTGTTTTCCATTTGGGGATACGGCATTTGCGACTTTTCTATCTTTGCTTCTAAGTAATTTGGACATAGTGGGCCTTTCTTATTCATAGTTTAATTCTAACATTTTTTTATTACTTTGTCTAATACGCTTATAAACTTTTTTTGACGGCACGGCTGAGGCAGCGTTAGATCGACGTAATTCCATAAGTCGTCTTAATTCTTCAGGGCTTTTTTGCTGTTTCATAAAATAATCTTATCACAATTTGGGGAAAAATACAAGTCAACGTAATTAGTACAAAACGGACATTTCGCCCCGGCCCCGCTTTACTGCAACATCATTAAATCAAATTGCTCATATTCAGCAACTTCAACTACTTCACGTTCACCAAAATCATTAACAACTTCAAGTGTGTAACCATCAGGTAAAGAAATTATTTCTACAATGCTAACAACTTCACCATCAATTTCAATTAGATCATCAACTTCTAATTGACCTGCAGTTAAAATATCCACACATACATATTCCATGTCAAAGATTGTATCATCATTTTCTAGTTCCATCATTTTATTCCTCATCTGCTGGCTCAATGAACCATTCTAGGTGGTGTTGTTCAACAATGGCATTAGCAGGTGCATGAGTCATACCCTTATACAATACCTGAAAGTCACCAACCATAGGCATTTCAATCATACGACCATAGTCCTCATCATAGTAAGCGTCAATCGCTTCAATACAAGGTCCAACCATTTCTGCGGGGACTGGTGGATAATGATTACCACGAAGGTGATAAAGTAATTGTGTTTCTAAGTCTAGTGTTGTATCTGCTAAACCAATTGCTGTTACGCTTCCCATTATTTAATTACGACCTTTCCATTACGATAAAAAGTTTTAGTATACATCTTGCCAATAGGGTCGGACAAGTTATAGGTTGCGTATTCTTTAGCATCTCCAAAGTCTACACAATTATTCCATGCGCTTACTGCTTCTAGCATATCGCTAACACGCAAGGTGTGTTGTAGTTCCCCGTCATACGAGGTAGTTAGTGAGTAGTTATATTCCATTATGCGTTCTCCTTAGTTTTAAATAATTGGTGGTAGCCCAATACTTCATCAGCAGGGATATTGTAAGGATTACACTCACACGCCCATACATCGTAGTCTACATCATTTCCAACAAATTGCCAACCTTGCCCATAGCACCATGAGCAGGTTAGTATATTGGTAATACTTTCTTTAAACTTTCCCATTAGTTATATCCTTTCGCACAATACGAGCATAACATCATTGTCTTACAATAGCAACTTCCCCCGCTGGGTGGTCGCTCCTTAGAATAATAGTCGTCATAGAATTCATCGTAGTAATCTCGCATTAGTTTTCCTTTCTTAGAATAATCTAAGCCTATCAGATTAGACTGACACTTTCAAACGACACGCCGCAAGGATCTGGGAAATTGGGAAAGTGTTTTTAATCACATAATGCCTGTGGATAACCTGTGGAAAACGCCCCGGCCCGTTCGAACAAATGTTTGAGCAGTTTTTATTCTTGCTCAGGAATTTATTTTATTTATTTTTTCTGCGTTCATCTCGCAAAGCAATTTGCAATCTGCGAACTTCTTTTGTTAGTGCAATATTTTGTTTCCAAAATAAACACATAACAGTTATAGAACCAAGCAGAGCAATAATTATTGCAAGTAAATCAAGGTTTGTTAACATTAGACCAACTCTCTTTCTTTAACGCAAGCGTCCCAAAATTTATTTTCATCAAATCTTGGATTGTCTGAAGTGAACCACTCACTAAACTCAAAAATTAAATCTTGAAAAACATGTGAGTCAATATTATCGGCAAACATATTTAGAATTTTTGCAGTTTCTACATAGTCTTTTCTAGTCATCATTAGAATAAATCTCCTAGCACGAAATTATCGCAATCGCATTTTTCCACATCATAGTCTAAGGCATTACCCCAAAAGATAAGACCTTGACCTGAACACTCATCACAATCAAAAGCCATTACTGAGTTTATCATTACTTCACCAATGCCTTTCCTCGTAGTGTTCCACGAACTCCGAGAGTATCGCAAGCAACTTTAACAGATACGCCAACAGGTAGTTGTTCTGGATAAGTGCTAAGGAATTGAGCAACTGCTCCACGAGAAGGCAGAGCGATTTTTTTAGTTGAACCATTAAAGGTTTCTAGTGTTATAGTGTAAGTCATTTTGACTTCCTTTCGTTTTTGTTTATAGTATAAGCCTAACATAAGGCACTGACATTTTGGGGGATATTTAGTTGTTTTGGGGTGTGAGATACCTCACAAAGCCCCTTCTTGAAATAACCCTAATTCTAAGGTTAAGAGTTCATCGGGGGTAGCCTCAGAAAGATCTACCCACCCAGCACCCTGCTCATCAAGGCGAAAGATTTCAATATATCCCATTATTCGTCCTCCCCTACTGCTAAGACACGAAAGGTATTTTTAATCATACCCGTGTCGATTTCTACAAGGTAAGCCTGAGCATTTCTGCCAAACCATGCGTCATGCTTTTCAGCACCTACGATTTTTCCTTCTAGGGAACTTGAGCGATAAGTCTTGCCGATTAGCAAGTTTTCGATTGTGTATAAGTTAGCCATAATTAGCCACTTCCTTTCTTTATTTTCTTACTCCGTAAGTCTAGCATATAAATCTCAAAAAATCAAATCGACACGCCGTATTTCAGGAAAGTTTTTATGTGATCTTAACCACACTGCGACACGCCCGAGTGCGCCGGGCTTTTTTGCAATTAACTTTCAATTACAAAAAAATAAAATGAAGTTGCAATTGTTAAAAACAAAAGTGCACGACCATCAAAGAAAAAAGATAAATCCATTTTACTCTCCTCTACTTTCTGCATCTGCTTCCCAATCTGAAAGCCAAACACGATACGCAATTGGGTCACAATCTTTTACGATTTGTGAAGGATAAAAAGTTATTCCACCAATTTCTACTGTGGGATAACATTCATCTAACATTTCAATAAATTCATTTTCTAAATCTTGTTGAATTTCAAAATCTGTTTTCATTTATTTTCCTTCCATTACTGATTTGATAATTTTTAATTGTTCAACGTTGAGGAGTGCAGAGGCACTACCCCAAAGTCCAACGTACGATAATTCATTACCGTATTTTTTATTTGCTAATTCGCTAATTTCTGTTAGCAAGTCATTTTTATTTTGAAAGTCATTCATTATTCATCACACTCACAATCTTGGTAAGGGTCAAATTCACAGAATTGGCAACCTTGTGCCTCAAAGTGATTATCGCAAAAGTAGCGATACTGTATTTCATCACAACAGATGAAACGTTCATTATTAGTTAAATAAAAACTATTTGCGCCGATTGGCGTAAGTGTTAGCATTTTCATTAGTTAGACACCTTCCAAGATGTCCACATAGGTAGACGTTCTTCGTCGGTATCGTTATACCAACTCTCAATATTTTGTTCACATTCTTCGCAGAATGTATAACGCATATCTTCTACCATAGAGATAGCAGACTTATTAGGAACGTGTGTCTTACACACTTGGATAATTGTTGAATTCATTTGAATTCCTTTCTAGTTTGAGAACCTTTCTCAACTTTCTATACTTAGAAGTATAACACCTACCACTGACATTTTAGGGTGTACAAAACGGACATTTAGTACATAAGCCACTGTGAGTTACACCACATTTTTGGGGATCTATAAACCTGTGCATAAGGCTGTGGACGACACGCCCGACAGCGCCGGGCCATGTGGTCTAAATCACATACGACACGCCGAGCCAGCGCTTGACTTTTGGGGGGTAGTGTGATAGGATACTCCTATAACAATTAAATAGAGATAGATAAGGCTAATGAGCCTACCAAATAAGGCGAACAAGTGTTCGCATGAGCGTAGCGAATAAGTGGCCTGAATCACACCAAATAGACGGCGTGTCCCCTTGACTTTTCGCCTAAAGTGTGATAGTCTTACGACATACAATTAAATACAAATCCTAGTGAGCCTCCCAATAAGAGCAAATAACCTAGGTCAGCAAAAAGGTTAAAAGGTTTAACCGCATTAAAAGAAAGGTAGTTAAAATGACTACACTAAATACAATAACATTAGAGCCTAGCCATGCTATGGCTTCATCTAACACAGGAAGCCCAATGGTTTTCCGCAATACAGTAGGAAACTACATTAGCCGAAAGGCATATCTAGAAATGCTTGCTACTAAGCAAGGTGTGGTGTCTCACCGCTACCTATCACCTAACGAATCTGCTTGGGTGTTCGCTAATAGAAAGGCTATCTAACAATGATAAAAGTTAAACTAACATCCGTTAACGGTACAGTAAAAGACATGCCGTTTGAAAGTAAAGAACAAGTGTTAGAGTTTATTGAGAGATACTCTGATGCGTTGCCTATTGGTACAGCAGTAAACATTGATGCTCCACTAGTTGGCATTCACTCAGGTTGGATACAAGGTAGAAAATCTAATGGCTGAATATTCCGATGAACAGTTAAGACGCAAGGCCCATCTAGCAAATGGTGGGACACTTGCTAACTATGATCGCAGTCATTACATAGATGATGAGGATAACACATAGAAGGCTTCTCCCTTTTATGTGCTCACTATTTTTTTTTATTTATTTCTTTAAATCATGCATCATGCATCTCTGACAAATATTCAGATTTTTACTAAAATGGTTTTTAAAAATTTTTTCAGATTTAGCAGTTATGAGTACAGCCACAAATAGGGCAGGGTGATCCTGGAGGGGACACACAATCGTCACACCACTCTGGAGGAGTCTTCTTATAGCCAGGTAGATCTTCTTCGTCTTGCATAAATCTATTATATACTAGATGTATGTGCGAACACGTATATAAAAATATGGGTACAGGGCCTTGTCCAAAGTGTGGTTTGCCAACACATGATATAGACTGGAAGGCACAGCATAAAAAAATGGCGGAACACAGGGAAGAGTATGGTTACTTCTATAACTGTACAACCTGGTGGTCTATCTAAGGTATAATAAAACCATGAAAGAAAGAATCATTGCATCATTAATTCTTATCTCAATAGCGGGGATGTTCTTCTTACAATGGCTATCCTAGATAATCTCGAATCTGCAATTTGGAATGAAAAACCAGAAAACGATGGTTTGGCATTAAAAATTTTTTCAGAAATCTGCTGCAACGGTTGTTCTTGTAAATCTGAAAAAGATCACGGGAAAGAGTAAGTTACCATTTCCCTATAGGACACTTAGCATGTTCTAACTTAGTCTTAAGTTTCATAAAACATCCACACTTCCTACATTGGTTTGTACGTGCTCTATAAAACTCGCAAACCTTACAAACCTCAAGTCTTGCATCTATAATCTCTTGTTCACTTCTTGGTTCATTGGGGTTTAACATATCCCAAGGTTTGACATTATTTGACATACTTAATAATCACACTAACTAAACCAACAATAAATAGAGCCAGTCCTAAACCTATTAGTTCCATTCAACCTCATCCTTATATGTTACAGAGTATTCTCCACCATAGATCTCTGCATAAGAAATTATATCATTCATGTAACGCTTAAGGGTATTAACATCGACTAAACCTTTTTCGAACTTTTTGATTTTTGCGAGGGGCAAAGAAGAAACACCTTGCTTGGCGAAAAACTCATTCATACCATTAAGATAATTCTCTCGGCCTAACCTCCTAGATACAAA